CCCCCCCCCCGAAATTAAACACGCCCTGACTTGAATAATCTTTTATTCTTTTTATGGCTTCGGAATATATTGTTTCATCAATTTCGGCGGCGGTTAAATTAAATCCCATATCATAACAGGCTATAGCGATAGAGCCGGAGCCTAAATGAGTGTCAAGAATATTCCATCCGGGCTTTCCGAATTTATCTAAAATCCATTTATAAATTAAAACAGGTTTTTGTGTGGGGTGTATTCTTATGTCAAAATCATTCTTTTTTTCTTGTACAAATCCCATCCACAAATACCGGAAAAATCGAACCGAAGTAATTAAAGAGCATGAGGCAATTTCGCCGTCTGAATATGTGCTTTTATCGTTTTTTTTATCCCAGACAATCCTTCCCGGCGGGACGCCTTGAAAATTTAAATAATTAATGCCGAAAATTATTTGATTTTTGCTAACCCGGATTAATTCATTGTAATAATCCTGATCGGGAATATCCCAGTGTTCTGTTTTTGCATACTTGCCTCGCGGTTTACTTTTTTTCCCCCAATAAAATTCGGGTGTACTAGGACCTTTAAGGAATGGCGGGTCAACTATTGCTAGATCAAAGTGTTTATCAGGGTATCGGCTCATTAAGTCCATGCAGTCCTCATTAAATATACCTATCATTTCGCCGCCCCTTAATATTTTGTCCACCAATAGCCGCCGGAAGGTTCAAAATCATATTTCCGGTTTTCTAACCTTTTTTCCGCTTCCTTTTCTTCTGCCAGTTTTTCTATCGCCTTTAGTTGTTCGACAAGGCTGGGAAGGTCGCCATTATCGCGCTCTTCGCGCTCCGGGTGTTCATTGACGCTGATTATTTTCATTAAATAATTCCTTTACACTTTGCGGTTATTCCATGAGGCGACCGCGTTTCCCTCTTCTGTGAAAAATCCGCTTCTTGCCCCGCATCCGGCGCATCGAATAAAATACAATCCCTTGCTTCCGTGATAACAAGGCTCGTCGTCAAACTCGATAGTCGCGTTTGCGCCGCAAAACGGACAAGACTTTATTTCGTCAGTTTTACTCCACATAAAATCCCCCTTTAATTAAAATGGCATATCCGCGTCGCCGGGCTTTTCGCTAGTCGGCGGCTCCTTCGGTTTTTGTCCTTGCGACGCAAGGTTCGGCTGTTCTGTTTTTCCTTCCCACGGTTTCAGTTTTACGTTAAAGAAACAAAGTACTGGTTTACCGTCAATCTTTTTTTGTCTGTTGTCGATTTCCATATAGTCATGTTTTAGATAACGGACAAACTTATTTCGGGATAATTTTTCTTTATCGGCATCGGTTAATTCAAAATATTTTAAGTACCGATCATAAACATCTTGGATAGTTTCAAAAAAATTTCCGGTCATATCTATTTCGATATTATCTTCTACAAACTTGTCAAGGTCGGTTTCCATTTCTTTTATATAGCTCTTTTTACGGTTTAAACATTCGTCCGATAGAGGAATTAAACCGCCTAATTCATTTTTGAACTTTATATAATATTCCGCGAAATGTTTTATTATTGCCGGATATTCCGGGCGGAGGCGCGAATAAACTGTCGTCTGTTGAATAGTCCCCTTTTTTCCTTTTTCATGCTGAACCAAAAAAGGAATTACAATCATTCGGTCGATAGTCGCCTCATCGTGCGCGTCGAAGCGCGGCTGATGATTTGTACAGACTAGGATTTGCGCCGTCGGTATAAAATCGTGCGGTTCCTGATACAGCCCCCGCGCCGTGATTGTATCGCCGCCAGTCCATTCTTTCCATAGCGCGTTATTCAAAATGCCGTTCCGCTCGGTTTCCTGCGCTATGGCGGCTCCCTTGCCTTCCATTCGGGCGACGTATGGGGTCGCCTCATTGCCGGAAGCGCGGCGGCGTTCTTTTGTAACTAAAATATCCCCATTTAGGCGGACAATCATTCCGGGATAAATTCTAGTTAATAATTCGACCGTAGTCGTTTTTCCCGTGTGCGGCTTGCCAATCCATATTCCGCCGTATTTATATTGAGTATTCCGGGAGGCGAAAAGCGAAATATAATACATAATCGTTTTAAGTGTATTTTCGTCCTTGAAATTATCTTTCATAAAGCCGATAAACTTTTCAGGCTTCAGGGCGTTTTTAACGTCATCAATGGTATATGGTAACGCCTCGCGCCTGTATTCTTCAGGGCGCGATTTTCTATAAACCAATTCCCCGCCGGAAAAATCGAAAACGCCGTCGGCGAGCGTTAAAGTTTCGCGGACGCCCGGTCCGTCGAAAAGGATATTTTCATTGTGGACGCCGTGTAACCCGGAAAAATCATGGGATAATTCGACGCGAAATCGGCGGCTTTCAATGCGATTTGTTAAATCGAATAGAGCCGTTTTTTTTATCATTTTGTTTTTGAAAAAATGTAGAATAACGGCGCATAGGATACTATACGAAATTTCGGCGACATCGGGTTCCCTTTGCCATGTATGTCCGTTATAAAAATAATGCCGTTTTTCATTTTCGACATAGATTAACCGACCGTCCATAATGTCTGCGATTATCATAGCGGCGGAATGGACGCCTTCGGTTAAAAAAAACTGATGGACATTTTCGTTAGTTTCCATTTTCGCATAATCAATTTTTATTATTGGTTTTGTTACTTTTATCCGGCGCAATATTTCACTAGCCGGGATTAAAGCCTTTTCGATTTCATTCTGTATGTATTTTGATACTTCGTATTTTTCGCAGACTTCAATCAAAAAATAAGGCGTCGTTTTTTCGTCTTTTTCCGCTTCCTTTATTTGGTCGGGCGTCGCCCCCCACTTTGCCAGCTCTTGTTGAACGCCGTCCATTTTGCATGATTTTATACAAGCGGTTATAAATGGCTGTATGTCGTCCTCTTCTAAAATTTCGCGGGGGATTTTTTCAAGTATTTTTTTTAACCGTTTTAATGAAATTGTGTCGAAGGCTTCCCATAACCCGGAGCGGACTTTAGGCTTTTTCGCCGCGGGGGGAGGCGGCGTATATTCCCGCGCTTCCGCGATGGCTTTCAAAACAACGTCGCGCCGCCCGGTTAAAATCAATGTTTCCTGATCCGTTCCGATGTCGCCTTCCGGCGGGAGGGGCAATTCGGCGATTTTAATTATTCCCTTGAAACCCGCCTGACGTAAAATATCCGGGACGTTTGTTTTACGCCCCTTGTCGTCCGCCGTTATTGCCACAATGCCTGAAGCCTTGCGCCCGGCTTCGTCTGCGTCAAAAAATAAAATAATTTCCTTTACGTCTAACAAAAAGTGTTTTACTTTAGGTTTTGTTAATCCGTTAGTCCCCCCGGTGGCGAATATATTTTTTATTCCGATGGCGGCGCAAGTGAGGGCGTTCATTTCACCTTCGACAAGTATCACAGGGAGCGTTAAATCTATTTTGCCCGGCATGGGGAATGAGCATACAGGGGAGCGGGTGTTTCGTTTTTCCGCCGGAATATGGATGCCGGATTTTACCTTGTCGATTATCGTGTTAATGTTTTCGGTGTAATATTGTAGTTTATAGCCAACGCCTAATTTCAGAATAACGCCGGAATGTTCCCATGAAGAGACGCCCGTACTTGGGTTTGGTTTCGGGATACGGAGCCTGTCTATTATATCGCCGCTTAATTCCTGTTTAACAATATCGAAGCCCGACCAATAAAAGAAAAGTTTTTTAAGGAATGGTAAAATGTCGTCGGGATAATCGGTTAATCCGGGCGCGGTCGCCGCCGCCCTTGTTTTTAGAAACTGGCTTATTATTTTTTCGGAAGCGGGATTTTTATTCAGGTACTCTTCAAAAACTTTGTCCGCCGCTTCGTCTCTTGAATAATCCTCTTCCGCTTCCGGCGCGGTTTCTTTTTTCGGCTTCGCCGGGTGTACCGAAGCTCCGCCGTCAAAAAGCCGTTCGGCAAATTTAAACTGTTCTGCCCGGCTGGTTATGCCCTCAAGTATGCCTATAGCGTCGTAAATATCGCCGTTAATTCCACATTTGCCGGAATGACAACAAAATGAATTATCGGAAACCTGACAGGACGGATTTTTGTCCTCATGGTCAGGCGAAAAGCAATGGATCAAGCCCCCATATCGCGGCGGACTTATTCCCTTTTCGCGCAGATAATCTAACAGCCGATGTTTGTATTTCCCGAAATTCACCCCCCCCCCCNT